TAGAAACTGCTCCACTAGAAACACTAAAGTTATTTGTATCAAAAGATGCAATACCTTTATTTGATACTGTTGCATCTTCACCAGAATAAGTAATTGTTCCACTAGACTCTGCTACATCTAAACCTTCTCCTGCTGAGAAAGTAATTGTGCCACCAAGAGAGGTTGCTGTTGAGCTTGATCCATCAGTTACAGTTATAGATGAGTTTGCAAGTTCTGCATTTGCTACTCCTCCATCTTTAATTGTTACTGCACCAGAAGATACAGCAAAATTATCAGAATGAAAACTAGCGATACCTTTATTACTTGTAGTAGCATCTTCACCTGCTATTGTTAAAGTTTGTCCTGAAGCTGTGGTATCTATTCCTTCACCACCTGCTAAAGTAAATGTTTGTGAATCTAAATCTACTGCACCTGTTCCACTATCACCTGCGTAATCAAGATCCTGTCCAGTAATTTGATTCTGAACAAATGCTTTGATACTTTGTTGAGAGGCAACAGCAGTAGCACTATCGCTTGACATATCATCTTCATCTTTAAAAGCTGTACCAGATAATGATGTGTTAAGAACTGGACTTGTTAAAGTTGGACTTGTTAGAGTCTTGTTAGTCATTGTGACTGTGCCAGAGGTAACAAATGCTTTTACAGATTGCTGAGAAGGAGGAAGAACTGCTGAGTCACTACCCATAGCATCTTCATCAACAACTGATACACCTGGATTAGTATATGATGATCCTACATAAACAGATACAGTTGAGTCAGAGGCATTTATTGTTCCACTATCAAATGTAAAAGTAACAGTAGTATTAGGCGAGGAGTAAGCAGAGGTTGCTATCTTTCCAAATATTGTTCCGGTGTTTGATCCAACAACTTTTATACGTCTACCTACATGATAAGAAGAAGTAATATCAGAGGCAACAGTAATAGAAGTAGCAGAGGCTCTAGTAAACGTAGTTGTTCCGTCACCATCACCTAATAAAAACCACTCTTTATCATTCCATACTGATCTAACATCTTTGAGTTGCTCACGAATTGAGTTATTTACATCAGATGGACTCATGCCCTCTGAAATATTAACTCCATTTATGGAAGTGTTATTTATTGCTGTTGTTGAATAATTTGATACTGTCATTGTTGTTGTCCTCTATTAAGTAACCCTTCATTTATATTTGATGATAATAAACCTGATGTTGTTGGTCTAGCTACAGTTGCACCGGCTCTAGGAGCTTGTAATAAACCTCTAAATAAACCTCTTGTTGGGCCATAAGCTAGTTCTGAAACTATTGTTGCAGGTGCGTATGTAAGAGCTTTTACAGGATCTACACTTATGTTACCTGTTATTAATCTACTAGCTGTACCAGAATCAGGTAAATAATTTCCTAAAACTTCATTTGCTAATTCGCCAGTTTCTCTTAAAAAACCTTCTCCTTTAGCTGTCATTTTTTTACCAATAGAACTGTCATTTTGTTTTAAAGCATTTAAAAATTGACTTGTTGAAAATATACCCTGCGTATTACTAGCTTTGTTTACTGCTTTTTGAATAGCTGACAAACCTACTTGTGATTTATTTATTTGAGTTAGTTGTGATTCAGGATTAAAAGATTTTAATACGTTACTTGCATTTCTTCTAGCTTCATCAACAAGTCTTGATAGAAATATATCTCCACCAGTAGATTTTTTAAAACTAATTCCTAAATTTCTAAGATCTCTTTCAAAGGCTTTAAAAGATTGACCTGTCATTAATCCATTAGGTTCTACTCTTATTAAGTCATTAATTGTTTTAATTAATTTTTGTTTATCAGCAACAGTTCCAGTTGGATTAGACATGATGCTAGTTTTAATTGATTGTTTTAATGTTTCTACACCACCTGCATTTAATGAAACACTAGCTAATTCTTTTGTATATGCTTGACTAACTACATCATCTACAGCTTTAAATAATTCATTACCTTTTAAATTTTTAGGTATTAATGCGTTAAATTGATTTTTAGTTAATTTTCCTGTTATTGGTTCAAGAGCTTCTTTCATTACTGCTCTGTTAAAATCTGCTAATGCTGTTATTCTTGCAGTTTGAATTGGACTACCTACACCTACTAATGATGATGTAGATTGTTCTAAGTTTTGTATAACATTACCTATTACATTTCCTTCACCACCAAATGCTTGACCTGTAGTTACTCTAATGTCTTTGTTCATTAGTTTTTTTGCTAGTTCAGTTGTTTTAGGTAAAATTTTTGCTGTTGCTCCACCTAAAGCACCACCTAAAGCACCACCAGTAGCTACACCCAATGCTTTACCTTCAACACCTTCACCTGCTCCTGCTCCGTATATGCCACCAGATACAGCACCAGTTTTTACAGCTTGTCCTACTTTACTAGCATCAGCTAATTTTTTTGCTCCTTGAACTGCTTTAATACCTGCACCACCTACTAACATAGTAGGTAAAGATCCGGCTATTTCTGAACCATAAGCAAGTACAGGGTTTTCTTTTCTAAATCTATCTAGTTTTCCTCTAGATTGTTTAACTGCTTCTTCATAAGTAATATCACCAGATGTTGCAGATTTAAACAATGCCTCTATTTCATCAGCAAAACCAAATGTAGCTCCTTGTGAAACTGCTCTAGTTAAATCACCTGCAAAACTAGACTCACCAATATTTGTTGATTGTTGTTTATTGTTAGAAGAAACTTGAAGTTTAGATTTAATTTCTTTTAATTTTTGATCTAATTTTTCTCTTTCTGTCATTCTACAAATCTTTCTAATGCTTGGATATATTGGTTATATTTTTCAATACTTAAATTATTAGGATCTATTGCTAATAATTCTTCTTGCGATAAATTATTAAAATCTCTTAAACCCATTTCAACTGTAATTCCTGCATCAAGTAATTCTAATTGTGGTTCTGTAAATTTTATTTGTTCTTTACTTTTATAACCTCTAGTTCCATATTCATTTTGAACACCAATGTTATAATCGTTTAAATTGTTTAAATATTTTTCATATTTATCTCTAAATACAACAGATATTGCGTCTTGCACTCTTGCAGGATTATTAAAAGCACTAACGTCACCACCTAAATATTCAATAACCCTTCTTGCATCTTGTTCAGTTAGAACGCCACCACCTACAACTTCTTTTCTTGATGAACCAAGCAATCCTTGTAAGTTACCATTAGCAATTTGTTGAGCTAATTCTTCTTCGGTTAAACCATATTGTTTTGATTTTGTACTAAAAAAAGTTTTCATTTTAGCAGTAAAATTATTTATTAATCTTTCATAACCTACGCCAGATTTATCTACCTCTTGTAAAAATTTGACATATTTTTTTAAAGATATTTCATCATCTATAATTTCTTTATTTACTTCTCTAAATTTCGGTAAACTTATAACTCCATCCATTTGATCCCCAACATTTCTAATATCGTATGGACCAATTACTTTTTCTAATTCTTGTTGAGGTACTCTTACACCATTTACATCTGCGTATAATTGACCTTTAGAAGAAAATAAACCATATTGATTGCCTTCTTTATCTCTTACTAATGCTCTGTAAACAGGCTCTCTATAATTATCAGTTTTTGCTCTTTGCTTTTTTATTTCATTTTCAATTTCTTGTTGTTGTTTTGCTTCAGCATATTGATAACCTGGTTTTATAGTATCTAGTAATGTTTTAGGTGTATCTGAATAACCGGTGTCCATTCCCATAAAGAAATCCATACCATAATCTGATTGTGCAAACTCTACACCTTTATCAAAAGCGTTTTTAAGTAAACCACTAAAAGATGATTTTTCTTTTTTATCTTGTGATAAAATTCCTTTGTTTGCTGTTTCAATGTTTTCTTGATTACTTTTTGGTTTAAAATTTAATATACCTGTATTATTATCTACATTATTAGATTTTTTACCTTTAACATTTAAGTAACGAGCATTTGGATATGTTGGATTTGCAACAGTACCACCACCAAATCTACTTGTAACAGCATTACCAACATTTTGAAATGATCCTGTCATTTCATCACCTCTATATGGATTTTGATAATTAAAACTATCTCGTAAAAGAGTTCTTCTTGGTTTAGGAAAGTTGGCCATCATAAACCTATTATTATTTGGTGAAATTACATTTGGTTCTACAATGGGTTCTGTAATACTTGTACCAAACCTTGTTCCTGAATTAGTACGAATTTTAGGTGTTTCATTATTTGTTACATTAGATGAATTAAATAAATTTGTAATTCTATTTCCTACTGGTTCATTTGATCTATTTAGTAAACCAAATGAGTACATAGGTTTATTAGATGCAACAGAATAAGGATAATTAAAAGTTACCATTAAAAGAACCCTCCAAGTAAGCCACCACCGATTGCACCATAAAGAGGATTCATTCCAGGAATATTTCCTGCAAGATTAGATCCAATTCCTGCACCTTGTAATATGCCTCCACCAATATTTCTAAATACTGGTTTAGTTGATACTTCAGTTGAAGGTACGTTTGCACCTAATGCACCTAAGTATTGATTTAATTTAATGTATGGTTTTTGTTCTTGATAATCATATCTAGCAATAGCATCTTGTAGTTTAGCTTGTTCTAAGTTTTCTTTTTCTGCTCCTACTTGTTGTAATCTTGCTATATCATTATAATCCATTTCACCCAGTTGAGGTGCTGACATCATAGTATTAGCCATGAGTTCTCTTTCACGATTATATTGATCGCCATATACTTGATTAGCAAGTTGTCCTAAAGAGTCTGCTAATACTTCTTGATTAGCTCCTGAACCAAATCTACCTGCTTTTGTAAATTGTGAATTAACTTTAGATGTTACATCACCTGCCATTTGATTAAATAATGCTTGGGAATAAGGATTAGAACCAGGTGTTAAGTAATTACCGGCTAGTATGTTTGATGCTTCCGTTTGTGATTGGTTAAGTAAAGGGTTGCCAGATAATGCCCTTGATGTTGCTAAGTTTAAAGCAGTAGAAGTTTCTGGTGAAAAATCTGTGTACGTTGCATTAGGAAAGAAATTAGGCGTACTACCTTCGTACAAATCTTGTGCAGAGTTTATTGCCTGTTCATAGTATGGTCTAATAAATTCTGATGGTTCTGCTGATGTAGTCGTAGTGACGTTTGTTGGGTTTGATCCTTTACTCATAATTCTTTACTCATTAAATATATATTTTGTTTAAATCCTTGTAATTTACGCAACCAACCTTTTCGCCCTGCTACCTCAATAGATTGGCAAAAATTATTTGTTGCAAATAGTTCAATTTTATCTTGTATAGGTTCTAACCAGTTATCTAGGTTATTACCTCCTGCGAGAACATATCGTAAGATACGTTTGCGTGGATAGTCTGCTACCTCTGTAACAACTGCACTTTCCACTTTATCGTTCTCCCAACTTATAAAAAGTTGAAACCTGTTTAATATTAATCCGTCTAGTATATCTCTAGCTGTGTAAGTATCATCTAAAGCTCTTTGTACTAATGGCTCTACTTGTTGCCATACCATAGCTATATCTTCTTTTGGTACTTGCGTAATCACCCTATAACAATATAGCCAAATGTTTGATCGGCATTAGATGAACTAGCATGAGTTAATGTTGCTGTTCCGTTTGCTCTTGCTGACACATACAAATTTGCTTTTGCTGTATTTGCGTTAGCTGTAGTTGGCATAAACAATATAATAGAGTTACCACCTAATCTTGCATCTGTAAGCGTTGTTGTCGTTTGACTTGCTCGTAATGTTATAGAGCCTGTGCTGTTTAACTTTCCGTTTATTGTGTTGTTTAAGCTGTTAGATACAAGGCGTAAATGTTGGCCATGATCCGGCATTGAAATAGGTACACCAGGAAACTGATTGTCTGCCATTATCTTTTGCCTTCTGGTCTTGCCTCTATATCTACTCCTGACATGGTGTTAAAGTTGCCACTTACCGATACTCGTATTCTATGATAACGAGAATTAGATCTAAGAGGACAATCACCACTATCTTGTGTTGAAACTGCTGTGCCAACAGATATGTTATCTAACTGTGATGCTCTTGTAATAGGCGTAACAGTAACAGTTGTGCTGTTATCATCACCATCTACAATCGGTCTAACATTAATAATAGATGATCTTCTACCCTCTGCACCTTCAAACTCTGTTGTATCAACTGTAGCTGATAAAGATGTAGAAATAAATTTACCAAATTTATTGTCAGAATTAAATCCTGCTAAACCTACAATACCTTCTCCATAAAAATAAGAGTCTAACGATTTAGGTAAATTATCTAAATCACCTAATACATCTAAACTTTCTAATGTCGTAAAGGCTTCTTGCGAGGCACTTGATATAAATTGTAAATCTAACCCTGATCCAGTAGACCATTTATCTACACTATAATTATAAATAATTAATTTATTATTTACGGAAGATGTAGAAGTAGCACCTGATCCTCTATAGGACCATACAACAACACTATTGTTTGGATCTACTGCACCACATACTCCATCTAAATTAGATGTAAGATCTTTATAAAAGAAATCATCTATTTTACCATTTCCTATTGGTGCTAATTGTTGGCCACCAGTAAGTTTATAAAAACCATCTTGTGCTAGGAAAAAAATCATGTTTCCAAAAGACACAATGCTTTTGTCACAAAACGCCCCTATATTGTCTGAAATTTTATCAAACCTAAATATTAATGGCGTACCTTCGTAACTCATTCGGTAGATAGCTTTTTCAAAAAAAACTATACCTGATGATTCACCACCTACTATTCCTACGAGGTTTCCATGCTCACCAACAATATCTTGAAAACCAGATTGTGTAGCTTGGCTAGGAGTCCATGTTGAACTGTCATTTAGTCCTGACCATTTTACTCGTTGGTTGTATTCTGTGCCTGACTCTGTAGTGTAACCAGAAACAACAAAGTTATTTATAACTGTAATGTATTTTGCTTTTAACGCTACAAGATCGGAAAATGCTGAGTCTGTACCTTGATCAAACTTTTGAATATTATCAGCGTGGTTAGTTGCGATAATGTTTGTGCCAAATTGTGTAAACTTCCAAAAATCTCTTGCGTTAGATGTTGTGCTATTATTGTAACCACCTGATTTACTTTTATCTTGAAATACAAGTGAACTATCCATTTGATACAGCTTTGTTGCATCACCGGCATAGTTTGTTACACCACCTGCTTGAAATGATGAAAATAAACCTACTGCACTTCCTGTTAATCCTGTGCTACTAAGAGCCTGAAATCCTGGTAAACTTTTATAACCTGTTTTTAAAGGTAATACGTTATCTACTTTTAATGCACCAGTATTTTGATACGCAGGAAGATCAGATTGTAATTGTCCGAACTCAATCATATTATACTATTCCTGTTGCTGACATCTGCATTGGAGAAGATGTTATTGATCCTTTTTCTGATGATAAGTTTGCGTTTTTTAATGCTTCTTTATACAAACCGGCCCATGTTGCTAGACGTTCATCTTGCATTAAGAAAGGAGAAGATTCTGCTAATGCACCATATAAATATAGTTCAGGGTAGTTTGTTAAAATATCGTTTGTTGTATTTGACTCTGATAAAGGAGTAATTGTTTTATAATAATCTATTTGTAATGTTTGTGCTGAGTCTGGTGCAACACCTAATAAAATATTGCCACCAACTATTGTAAAAAAACTTGGTAAACCTGATGTTTGACTAGCGTTATATTGTCTGTAAAAATCACCATTAGCCATAAAACGTAATGTTCTATACGGATCACTTTGATAAATAACTGCACTAGCTTCTAAAAAACCACTAGGCAAAGAGTATGATTGTGTACCTGAAACTGTTGTTGTACTGGTATCTGTATTAACCATTTCTCTAACACGCAATTCTCTATTCAATCTGCTTTCTGTAAGTGTAATGAAATCACCCAAGTATGATGTGAGATCTGTCCTGTTTAGATAATTTGCGATTGTTGTTTTTAACAATGCGAAAGTTGTAAGAGCCATTATAAGTTTCCTGTGTAAATCCTAAAGTGTCTGTTATCAGGATCATTAAGCCATCTAAAAAATTTAGGCTTGTCTAATACTTTTCCTGTTAATGATATTATTTTTTTCTTTGCTAATTGATGAACAACAATGTTTGGTAGTCTAGCTACTCTATAACCTTTAGCTTCTTTTAAAACTTTAGATTTATAAGCACCTTCATTTTGTGCAACTTTATTAGCTTGTAGTATTTCTTTTATGTCTGCTTGTGCTTGATAATTTTCTATATGTATTTTATTCTCTGCTTCATCTACAATTAAATTAGTTTTAACTGATGATTTATCACCTGGTTCATTTAAAGAAAATTTCTTAGCCATTTATTTTATTGCTTTCATAATCATTTGGTCAATCGTACCTTTTACAGATAATCCTTGATTGCCACTTATACTTAGCATTGGATCATATTTTCTGTTACCTGCTGAGATTTTACCAGATTGTTTTTTCTTGCTACCTTTACTAATCATTGGATCAGCTTTGATTGCACTTGCAACTACCTTGTATAAACCTGAGCTATGTTTTTTATTTGTAAAAACACCCATTATTATCTCCTGTTTAAAATTAAAAAGGAGGGGATAATTCCCCTCCCTATCCTTGCACTACAATTATGCAGTTAAGTTAAATATTCCGTAGTTAGCGTTTGGAGCTTTTGCTGTTAGAGTCCATTCTGTTAATAGTAATTTTTTA